ACTTTTTTTTGCTTTTGCCACTTTTATTGCCCCAGTTTTTTGCGCCGACCTTGCGGCATTTTACCAAAGCGCCAGAGCCGTAAGCTGACGGCCATGTGCCACCGTTGCGCGTGTATCGCGCCTTGACCTTACTGTAGCAGGCGTCTCGCTTGGCTTTCTTTTTCTTCTTTGCCGCCATTAGGTGCCGTCCTCCTCTGGTATAGAGCTAAGAGCGCCGACTGTTGGGGCCATTGCAGCAATCATCCAAGATGGAATATTGGCTTTTCTTGCCGCCTCAATCATTTGGCCTGTTATTTTGCCGCCAGACAAAAGCTCTTGTGCATATTGTAGCGCGGCCCTGCGTCCACCTCGACGTTCAAGTTCTGTAAATGTTGATACAATTTCAACCAATTGATCATCAACAATTTGCTTGGCCTTTTTGGGGCTACTTTCCAGAACTTTATAATCTGCGCTATTCATAACTAATTTGCCACCAGTGCCAGCCTTGCGTCTGTTCGCAGCATTATCACGAAATAAAAGATTTGCAGGAATGCCACGCCCCTCTTCAAGAAAAGTCATGGCATTGCCAACTTTATCAACGCCAGTGTCATAGGTAGTAGAATTTTTTGCCGTTGTTGGAAAAGCCCCCTTATCCAAATCTGGAACAAATGCACGATATCCAGTAGTTCCCCAATCCATTCCAATTTGATTTGCGTCTGCTACTGCAAGCCTTGCATCTCCAACTCTGGGAAAGCCCATTTTTTGCAAACCAGCTTTGTCCAGCCCTTTTAGAAAATACGCTCTTGCGGTTCCAGTTGGCAAACTTCTTACATAATTTAATATTGCGTCAGGATCAGCGACTGATGTGAAATCACGAAAAGGATATATGGTTCGTCCAACCATTTTTTCAGTGCCGTCAATTTCTTTAACTTTTACTTTTATTGGCATTCCCAAGCCACGAATAAAGTCATCAATCTTGGGTATGTCTTTTTTATCAATGGGCATATTGCCTTGGTTTTTAAACATTTGACCTAAAACTTCGCCCGTATGCATGGCGAAGTCACCAGACTGGCTACCCATCATCACACTAACGTAAAGTGGGTCTTTTGTTTTAAGAGCCTCGTTTAGTTTGCTGCTCGTCGCGCCTTCAGCGCCAGCGTACCCTTGGCCGGGAACATCCATGTATTGGAACCCTGCCATAGAATCTACTGGCTCTGGCAACAATCTGCCACCAACACTGGTCACAGTGTGTCTTCCTGTCTGATCGCCAACAATGCTCATCAAGGTTTTTCCTTTTAAATCAGCAATTGTTTTCTTCTCTGGTGGCACTGTCTCACCTGACAGTTTGCCTTGGCTTGTATGATCTCGCAAAAGTGTAGGCTGTACGCTTTGTACGCTAGTCATGCCGCCAGCTTCGGGCAATGATGGCGTCATTTCAGCAACTTCACGGTCAGATGGTATGTCTTTAATTCTGTCGGCTATTTTAGAACCATCTCTAAAATAATCGACTAAATTGCTTAATACTCCAATAGGGTTGCCCAATGCATCAACGGCACCAGTAAGACTTTTTCTTATTAGAGATTGCATCTACTTGCCCTTCTTCTTGCCATATCCAGCGGCGTAGGCAGCGCGGCCCTGCTTGGCTGCTTCGGCCTTGGTTTTATAAACCTTGCCCTTGCTGCCCCAGCGATAGCCGCCCTTGACCTTCATAACGGGCATTAGTGACCGCCAAGCAGCTTATTCATCATCTCTTGGACATTACCGCCGTCGAGCTTCATAACCTTGACCTTTACGTCACTGTCGTGGGGCATATCCATCATTTGATCATCGACTTCTTCGTAGTCTTCGCCGTAATCTTCGCCATCAACGTCCATCATGTCTTGATGGCACAGCAGCAAAAAGTTAACGAGTTGATCGTCTGATAGCTCCAAACCTTCTGCATCATGGGGAAAGCCCATTTTTGCCATAAAAAGGTCTGCATTTTCTTCCATGTTTTCGACTTCTACCTGTGCCATGTCGGCCTCCTATTTTTCATATTTTGGATTTGTTATATCGTAATCCCTTGGCAAATTTCCACCAAGCATAGCTCGTTTTTGTTCTTCAGTTAATGATGGCGAATTTATTATGTCTTGTCTGCGAATTTGACCTCCACCCTCAACTTCATATTTTGGATTTGTTATATCGTAATCCCTTGGTCGTAGTTGTGGTCGCATTTGTGGGCGCGTCTGTCCCATTGTGCCTAGATTTGCTGGACGCATCTTTGGCCGTAGCGATGTTGGCAGGGCGTAATTTGGTGCCATTTCATCAGCCAGTTTATTATTTGCCATTGCGCGATCCATGTCGGACTGCGTCATTGACGGCTCCCGCTGCGTGGGGATTGTCTGCGGCAAGGACATATCAGGTGGTGTGCCTGTGCCAAAGTCTGGACGGCCCCTTGGCGCATTAGAAGCTGCCATAGAGCGTTCCATTTGGTTTAATACGTCTTGCATTGCTGCGCGTTGGTCTTCGGGCAAAATCTGTAAATTCTCAAAGGGAATGCCTTGCTCTTTTGCTTGCTGAAACTTTTGTCTCGCCTGACTAACAACTTCTAGAACACCGTCAGATATTTGAGATGCATCAATACCAGCCGTGACCAGAGCGTTTGTGTAGTTTCTAATTAGTTCAAGGTCGGTGTTCATGTCGGTCTCCTATGCAGTTCTATACGGGTACATTAACATTTGATTATATTCTTGCTCAGTTATTGTTCTAACTAACTGACCATTTTCATAAAAATTATACATCCCGTTTTCAAAAACAACTTTGTCTTTTAGGTTCTGATTAGTTATTTGATTTGAATATGGGTCATCGTCATAATAAAGAGTCTCAGGCACAGGCGCAGGCGCAGCCTGCCTAACTGCCCGTGGGTTTAAAGACCGTGTACCTCGTATAATAGCGTCTCGTCGATCCTCTGGTAACTTATCGAACTGAGAAGAACCTGTGTTAAAGATGCTGTCATAACTTCTTGCCGCCTGCTCTGGTGTGACAACAGGATCGGGCGGTGCGCCCTCGCCCCTGTACGCCCGAACTGGAGCCATAGCCATGTTTCTGGCGTCATTTATTGCTGGGTTTAAAAACCCACTAATTCCCCTGATAGCAGCGCCCGGCATCCCACCCATCTGCAAATATCTAGCCATATTTTTTGTCTCTATTGGTGATCCATATTGTGGCCCTAATGCAGCCTCTTGTCGTATCGATCCCCGTGGCAGTGCGCCGAAGGAATTTGAGAAGTTGCTGATAACGCCCCTAGAGTTATTGTACGCATCGCCAATCTCGCCAGTAATATTGCTATCTGCATTGGATTCAGAATTACTTTGACCCCTCTGATATTCTTGCTCAGAGATGTAATTGTCTTGGTTAAGGTCTAGCCCACCTGTGTCTCTGCTACTAAATCGTGCGCCAGATCGACCCGGCCCACCGCCGTCTGTGATGTCTCGCATGAAATCCAGAAATCCACCTTCGGTGCCATCTTTGTTGCTGTCTTCGTTACCATATCCACCGCACATATCTAAAACTCCATCCGATATCTGGCATCAATTCTCGGTTCGCCCATCATGCCATTCCTTGTCTTTGAGGTGGCCCCTGCATGGGAGGCTGCTGTACTGGAACCTGTGCGGCGTCCGATATTGCCGTCAAGGCACCCATATCACCAGCGCCCATGCGCTGTCGAATCTCAGCTACTTTATTCATTAAATATTTATTCATGTCTATGGGCTGCTGACCCCCACCTTGGGAGGAGGGCGGGGGCCGCGCACCCTGCGCTTGCTCTTTCGGCAAACCGCCGAAGGCGGCAGGATTAATGGGGGGCAAATTATATCGTGGGGGGTACATTCTTCATTGCCTCCATTTCTAGTTTTGCTGCGTTCTTCTCCCGCTCAAGCTGCAATTCGGCCTCCAGCTTTGTGACCTTCGCCTGCAAGTCGGCCTGCGCCTTTGCCATTTCGATCTGCATATCCTGCTTGGCCTCTGCCTGCTTGATCTGAATGTTGGACTGAGCCTTGGCCTGATCGGCAGCAATTTGCGCCTGTGTTCTGGCCGTAAGGGCTTCGGTCTCCAGCTTTGCCAATTGCTGCGCGTATTCCAGCGGATTGCCCTGACCTTGGCCCTGCTGACCAACACCCCTGATGGCTTCGATTTGCTTCATCTGAGGTGCGGCCCTGACCACTTCTGCGGCCCGTTGGCTAATGAGGCGATCCTGCTCTGGATCAACGTCCTCAAACTTAAAGTTGGGGTCTTTAAAGTCGGGTAGTGGCGGCAGTGGCATTGCCACACTCGCCTGCATTCTCAGGCGATACAGCAGCGCAATATGCTCTGCGATGTGGGCAATTAAGATCGGCTGCATAGTTTTAGCGCCGGGGTTGCCAGCCAAAGATGGGTCTTGCAGAAACTGCATATGCACCGCGATGTGCGCCTCATGGTCTTGCTCAATGAAGGCGCGGATTGGCTTGCCATACATCACGCTCATATTTTCATCGATACAGTCCATCTGGACGGCTTCTTCTGGTTTTTTCAGTATTTCATCGATGTTCTGAATGCGGATCGCCTCGTACATCCGCTTGTACGCCTCGTACATATCGTGAAGCTGAGGCGCGGCCTGCGCCATTTGCAGCACGGCCTGTGCCTGCGCGATGCGCTGGGCGGTGCTAAAAATGTTGGGGTCGGACACAGGCACGATGTCAATGCGGTCATCAAAGTCGGCTGCATAGATCGTTTCGGCTGCTCCAGCCCGTGAGAACGTAAACTCTTCTGGCAGATTTTCTGCGTTTAGAGCCGCCAGCATTTTAAATTCTTGACCTTGCGCGTAGTGCAGGCGCTTGTGAATTGCGCTGAACGCCTTTGACCCCTGCTCAATTAAGGCAACCGTCGATCCCACTGGGGCGTTTGGATTTACGTCACCGACATTGAGATCGGCTGTAGATGCAAATCGTTGGCCTGCCTCAACCATAAAGCCCAACAGATTAAACAGCGACCCTGACGGCTCCTTAAACGGCAGTGGCATAATGGCTTTGTTAACGTCATCGACGGTACTGTCGAGATCGACAAATTCACCGGGGTTAACTTGCACATCGCCGCCAGTAACACGGCCACGCAGCTTGAACCCACCTTGCATATTTGCGAATGCGGCACTGTCGAGAAGGGCGCGAAGCGATCCTGTCGCCGCTTTGCCCAGCCCACCGATCATGTGATATAGGCCAAAGCCGTAGAACCCAAGTCCGGGCAAGAACTTGTAGCTCACAAACCAGTCACGGCGTTTCTTTAGCTCATCGTCTTCGCGCCAATTGCGCCTGACCGACACGATCTTTTGATTGTCGTAATCAATGGTAATGACGTAGGGCAGGGCGACAGCGTTATCGTCCTGATCCTCTTCATCCATTTCTTCGCCATCAATGCCGTCGAACAAATCATAGACGTGCATTTCCAGCAGTGTGATTATGTCATCATTGCTATCGTCGTATTCATCAACGCCCTCGATTTCGCCAATAACGCTGTCGGCTGGATCGACATCATCGCTGCCTGCATCGCTGGTCTGGAGGTAGTATCCGTTTTGAACATAGCGATTGTAGTCGTTCTTTGGCATCCTGATGACGTGAGTATAGCGTGGGGATGTGTAGAGGTCTTTGCTTTCTGGAGCCACGCAGAAGTCTTCTGCCTTGACGAACTGGCTGCATTGCCTGTCGAGGTTTACGTCCCACCAAACTTTTTTGAACGTCTGGCCGACCAGCGGTAGGTGAAACAGCATTTGATCCAGATCGGGAAAGTATTCGGGCATTTCCTGTGTGATCTGATAATTCATAAATTCTCTGACCCTGCGGCCCTGCTCTTCGATTTCTTCGTCTGGCTGACCAATGATGACCGACTTGATTGGGCCACCTGACGGGTAAAGCTCTGCGATGGCCTTGGCATTGAATTGAGTTGCTGCTTCTGCGATCAGGGGGTGAACAACGATGGACAGGCCACGGGTGGCCCTCTCGTCTTCGCCCTCGTCCAGACCACCGTCTGGGTCTAAGGTACGCAACCCTGCCTTGTACCGGGTCTTCCACTCATCTCTGGCGGCTTCATCGTTTTCGTAGTACGACACAAGCTCCGCGCCCTTGGCCGATAATTCCCGTGCGTCGATCTCTTCTGCAAGGTTTGCGTCAAAGCCGTTGTCGCTTTCTTCGATTACGTCAAGCTCTGGGTCACCGATCAGCACGTCACCGTCTGGAAGGGTCTCGACCATCAAGTCATCTGCGGGTGCGCCTTCAGCAAACGGGATTACATTTGGATCAGCCATATAGAGTTATCCTTTGCGGTTCTTGATAATCGTCCTCGTCGGGGTCTTCAGTGTGGCCTAAGAACCATCCTTTTCTCAGTCTTAGCCACGCTTGGGTGCAAGTGTCAACGATATCATCATTTGGGTGCGCTGGGAAGGCGGCACATATTGAGATCAAATCTTCGGCCCATTTGCGCTTGGGATAGAATATTCTGCCGTCTTCCAGCAGGGCAGATGCGGCGTGTGCGCGAGCTTCCTTGTCGCGGTCTGGGCTGTACGCCAACACTGGCACCCCTGCCATTCTGAGGTCTTGCAGGAGGCTCTGCCCTGACGCCTTCTTTTCGATCAGCACTGCGTCTGGCTCCCAGTCATCGTATGCCTCCTGCGCCAGCTTGCGTAGCTCTGGGTAGCTCACCTTGTCGTACCACGCCTCCAGCACAATGGCGCAGTCGTATCCTTGATACTTGAATACGCCCCAAGTGGTACGGGCGCTGAAGCTGGAGCTTTCTTTGGTTTCAAAGGCCGTGTCCCACGATTGGATTACATATTCGATATTGTCGGGGAGGTCTTCTTTCTCCCACGGCACCCACCAACTTGACTTCAGTATGCCACCGCCCTTGGGGCTTGGCCGCTGCTGTAGCTGCCCTGCGGCTGCGTAAGAGCCAAGAGACCGCTCTAGGGTGGTCAGGGTCTTCTCATCCATCCTGTCGGGCCACAGTAGCTCACCCTCGGCTGTTCGTGGGTCTGTGAAGCCAAGGCTTGATCTGTTGGGCGTTGGGTGGCCGATCTCATATCTGGCAGGCAGGCATAGGTGATCCCACTCATTGCCTAGCTCATTGGCGAGTATATGGCCCGTGAGGTCTTGTTCGTGCAGCCTTTGCATGATGATGACAAACGCGCCCGTCTGCGGATCGTTAAGGCGCGTCTGCATGGCCTGATCCCACCACTCCAACACACCCTCCCTGACTTTGCTGCTGTCGGCCTCCACGCTGTTGTGTGGGTCATCGATGCAGATGATGTCACCACCATCACCAGTCAGCGCACCACCGACACTGGTGGCGATCCTATAGCCTGTCTGATCGTTTTCAAACCGCTGCTTCTGGTTTTGATCGTCGGTCAGCTTAAATTTGTCACCGAAGTGCGCCCTGTACCACGGGCTATCGATCAGCCTGCGGCACTTCACGCTATCCCTGATCGACAGGGAGGAGGCGTAGGACGCATAGAGGAACTTCTTGTGGGGTTGTGTGGCCCAAGTCCACGCAGGCAGCGCCACGGCCACGCTGATTGATTTCATGTGTCGAGGCGGCACGTTGATGATCAGGCGCTTGATGCCTGTACCTTCGGCCACGGATTGGAGGTGATCACTGATGGCATCAATGTGCCAGTTGTTTTTGAAATCGACGCCCGGTTCAATCGTCGGCCATGCGGCTTTCGTAAACTCCCTCAATGATCTGCGGTAC